TTACATCAACTTTTGGCGCTCCAATCTGCTCAGCTTCTTGATACGTCTTAAACGTCTGTGCCACCTTCAGATTCTCATCAGCTTCGATGCGCTGCGCTTCTGCATCAAGTCTCGCAGCCTCTAAGCTCAGTCGTCCGTCTTGGTCTTGCGCTTTCAGTGCAAGCTCAGCGGATTTCTGCTCTACTTTCTGCTGTTCAAGTTGCAGCATTGCCATCTTGATTTCATGCTGCTGCTTCAGTAGCTCGTTGTTTTGCTGTTGCAACTGAGCATTCATCTGCTCCATCTGCATTCGCTCTTGCTCCATTGCAATTAACTGCGGATCTGATTGACCTTCAGGATAGAGCTTATCTAGCATTTCCGGTACACCGATAGCATCAAGCGCTTCAGATACTAACGCTTTCACCTGACCGCCTGACGCTTGGATGACTGGCATCAGCTCCATCAGCACTTGAGTAGACTGCATCTTTTGCATCATGCTTGACTTGGCTGCTTCAGCAGTTGGTTCAATGTCATAACCTGCGCGGGTGAAGTCTTGCTGGTAATCCGCTTGCGGGTCGTCTAGCACTTCTTGATACGTCACAGGGTCAGTGTACTTGGCGTTTAGGTCAAACATCTTGCGGAATTCGTCGGACATGCTGCGAAGGATGCGGCTAATCAGTGCAGTTGTTGGCATCATCTTTTCTTGCAATAAGCCAAGAGTTGTCGCCGCTGGTGCATTTGGCGCAATCGCGCCTTCCATGTTGATGATGGCGGTTAGATTGCGCGCCTCTGCCTTAGCTTCTTGATTTAACGTAATCAATGACGCTGACGGCTCTTTGAATGGGTAAGGCATGATGCCAGTTTGCATTGTCTGCGCATCAACTCCGGTTTGTACGAACTTACCTGGTGATACTCGGAATGGCGACTTGTTGTTGCGGAATTCTTTAGATACAAAGCCGCCACCCATGTTCGCAAGGCTACCGCTGTCAATAGTTTGGTTTGATGTGGTGTTGATGAGCTCAAGGTATCCGGTTAGTAAATGACAATATCCCCAGTTTAAGAAGGTGCCATCAGGCGCAACGATAAAACCGTATTTAGTAATCATGTTGACTGGCTTAATCTTTACAATCTTCAGCATGCCCAGCGCTTTCGATTGTAGCTGCTCCAGTGCGCCTGAGATGGCTTCGATTGGCTCTTGACCTTCCATTGTTACAGTGATTTCTTGGCTTGCTTGCTGCACAGCCTGAGCCATTGCTTTATCCAGTGAAGCAACGACGCCATCAGCTAACTTAACTAGGATTGATGAGCGGTCAAAACGTGCGACGATGCGGGCAACTTTTTCCGACTGAGTGTGAACTGTAACAATGTAAGGCTCCGCAATGCCGTCACCGTCTAGGTCAAGCATGCAGTGCTGCTCTAGGAATTCATCCTCACTGGATTGGTCTTTATCGTCAGCGTCAATATCTGCAATCTCGTTATCGTCCATTGCGTAGTCTTGGTCGAGCCAGATACCCGCAGCAATACGCTCGTTAACTTCAGCCTCACAATAAACCTTGCACTCAGTAAAGCGAGTAAGCGCAGACATTGAGCGTTCATTCTGGTTGACGGCAAAGTTAGGATAAAAGATTGGCAGTGATACGTTTTTGCCCTCTGTCGGGTCGAAGAATGTTTTCTTAAAAAAGCAACCAACAGCAGCCAATGCGTACAAGGCTTGCTCTTGTTCAGCTCTCCACTCTGGCATCTCATAGTTAAACTGCCAGTTCATGAACTGCGATACGCGATTCATTCTGGCTTGCTTCTCTGGCGTCTCAATGCCTTCAATGCAGCCCTTAACCAGCTTCTTACCGCCTAGAATCTCAGTCGATGCACGGTCTCCAAAGCTGATGACAGCCTCGTAAATCATTGGCGACTTGTAGTTGCTCGCACCTTCCCACGGATAGCTCTTGCTTTCCATTGCAGGCTTCGCAACCTTCATGCCTTTGTCAACCATCTTTGACCATTCGGACATAGAGTCACGGTCTTCGCCGTACTCTTGCACGACTTTCTGCGCGATTTCGGTTAGTTTTTCTTCTGATAAATCCGCCGCAATGTTCGGATTGTCAATATAGGAAAGCAGCTCTTTCATTTGTCAAGCCCTTGGTGGTTTTGGTTAGTATAGCGTAGTGCTGCGACTTCTCAAAGCTTGCGATTGTGCTATAGTTACACCTCAACTAATTGGAGATTGAAATGAAAATATATAGCTTAGGCGATGAAAGCGGCTTTGGTCTTGCTATTCCTAAATGCGAAGGCGCAACCGCAGTTAATGTCAGCAACAAGTGGCTTGTTATGTTTGATGCTGGTGAGCTTTCATTCATTGAAGATATTCAGATGAAAGAGAAAAACAGAAACAAAATAATTGCTAAATTTGCCGAGCTAATCGCCAACAATCAATAACCCAAACTGCCAGCATTCTTGTGATGGCTTCTTTCTTCATGGTGATACTCTGGCTGATTCAGTATGTCGTATTTAGTTTCAGCAAACCGCCGCATCATGTAAGCGTAACGCACAGCAGAGATTGCATCGTCAGCCACCTTAACGATTGAGCCTTTTTCGTCGCGGTGATACTGCATCAATTCATCTAGCAAGTCAGATAAATGGTCAAATATAACCAGCTTACCAGTTTTGAATCTGTCGTACATTTCCATCAAGCCCTGCTCAACAGACACGCCACCATCAGGCCATTGAGCATGAACTGAAAGCATCGACCAGCCTGCTTCCTCGTAGTAAGACTTTTGCGACTTGCCTGAGCCTTTCTCTGTCTGCAAGCCGTCAGACGGCCATGCAGTTGGCACATTACGCACCCACGATTTCACGTTATGCCAAACCTCGTATGGCTGCTGTTTGCTCTTGCGGTAAAGCTTTGACACGTAAATAACGTCTTCGTCTTTATCCCATAGCAATTGACAGTGCGCTTGTGGATGGTCCCAGCCAAAGTCCATACCGTTGATAACATACCAATGGTCGGGGCATGGAAACGCTTTGCATGTTGGAATTTTAATATCGAAGATTAAACCAGTGCCGAGTAGCGGTAAGCCCTTTGTACGCATGTCGCGCTGCCACTCTGGATAACCTGATAGTAGCTGCTCTTTAGTTTCATCGGTTAAGTGTGGCGCGTCATTCCATGTTGCTCGCTGCATGTACTGACCAACGCCAGGATTGTCCATGAACTGAACGACCAACTCAGTGCGCCCGTTTTCCGGTGTAAATGTCAGAATGCCACGACCGCCGCGACCTTTGTCACCTGTTGCTGTACGGGTCAATACTTGCGGATAAATAGCCTTGTCTCTTGGCTCTTCGTCGATGTGATACCAGTCTACTGAGTCGCCCATCAAAGCATGGGCACCCTGACTATAAGACCAGAACTGACAAATTGATTCACCTCCAAGTCTATGCTTAACCCTAACCTCCCTCATTGCGCCTGATGTGCCCTGAGCTGAATAGTGTCCGACCAGCCTATCCTTATGAATTAACCCACCCATAAACTCGCCGCCCTCCATGCGTCCGAACATGGGTAATTGCAGCAAATCCCTTGTCTTTTCCATCGAAAAACCAAGCAGCCAAACTCTAGGCGGATGGTCAAATCTATGCCCAACCCAATCATCTGGATAGTCACCAGTCAAGTGGTACGCGTCAATGGTCAATCCCGTTCTTGTCTTGCCGACCCTGTTAGCAGCCATCAGCATGCAAGACCTATTTGTAGTGGTTGCGCTCACAAACTTCTTTTGCCAGTCGTAAAGTCCTGAGTATTGAGTGCTTAGCTGATTCATCTCTGCTCTTCTGGCTTTTTCTTCTAGCAGTCGGATCAGCTCAATCTTTTCTTGCCTAGTCACTTGCTTAAATCCGCGATGCGCCGTTCTAGCTCTTCATCGGACATTTTATTAATGTCAATTGAGCCTGAGTGCTCAGTCTGAGTTTTATCTGATAAGCCTAGGTCTCTGGCTATGATATTGGCGTTTAACAGGTCTGCCGCTGCTCCTGCAAACTTCTGTTGGTATATGACTTGCTCAGCTTCTAATGCGACGCGACAAAAATCTTGGTCGGGGCCATCGCGATACCGATTGAACGTCTTCTCATCCACACCCAAAAAGAAGCACAGACCCGCCTTTGTCATGGCTCGCATCTTAGCAACAGGCATGTCAACAACGCCGCCTTGAAACTGAGATACTTTGTTTTCCCACAGAGGGTTATCTTCGACCCATTGAAAGTATTCTTGGCAGGATTCCCACAATAACTCAGCAGACGAAAACGCTTTCTCTCTGCCATGAGTAGCTCTTACTTTCCAAAACTGATTGCCTTTTGGCGCTGCCATCTCTCGGCTCCACTTGTTGAATCTCTGTGATTGAGTATAGCTTATCTTGCGCAATGAAAAAAGCCGCTTGTTAGGCGGC